CGCTAAATGTGAAAGCACCTATGCGTTTTTTAGGACGCAAGGCCTAACCAGCCATGGATTAAATAGGATGGCAGTTTATCCTATCACTGTCCCAAGCCAAGAGATAATGTTGATCAGACATTTCCTCAGGGCCTGAAAGCCAGCGATCCTTTAGTAACACGGTCGATCGACCGACACGGGAAGTGAAACCAAATTCGCACTTGATGCGGTGATGGCAACTCTCCAACCAATGTCGGAGTGCGATTGATTCATCCTGGTTAGGAACGAACTTAGCCTGGGGCATTGACGCCCTGACTTCGTAACGTTGATAATTAGGATTCCATCGCTTCTTAGCGTGATAATTTGTGTAATTATCACCTCGGAGTGCGACGGGCGAAAACAGAATACGATAACCGGACTGGCGAAGCTTACGTATAAAGAAATGACGTAAGTGACGAAAGCCGTAGTCGTACGCTGAATTTGCAAGGTCAATCAAACCACTCAATCGAACTAATTGTACTTTGTTATTGTACTTACGACTCACCCGAACAGGCGTGACGTCGAAACCATCGCAGTACTCACCTCCGCAACTTTCGCGGAACCAAGTATTGGGATCGTAAAACGACTTGGATCGATTAACACTAAATCCAAGGGTCTCAAGTACATACATAACATCCTCCGCAGTTTGCGTTGGAACAATTATGTCGTCTCCGAAGACAGAATAATCTCCGGACACGCCGTGCTCACGAGTTACGTACTGACAGATCGCAGCAAAGATTATCGTTTCGATAGGAAAGCACAAAGCTGATCCCATCGGCGCGAACTTCTTCAAAGCGATAAGTCGCCCATCAGGTAAGAGTGTGTGTGTGGATCGAGTTGCAACGAGAAAACGAAGCAATTTTGTCCCACGAAACAACTTTTTAACGATGGCGTAACTTACCGAGTCGCTAGCAGCAGACAAATCGAGGGTCGCGTAATTGCGATTAATCGATCCAATCTGTGCCAACCTCTGATTGCGGGCTTGCTCGCGGAAGCCAATTCGGTTCCGAAGAAAGGCACTACCAGAGACTACTCGCTCTATCTCCCTCCATACACCTTGCTGTGTATATTGCAAGGTGCTTGGTTCCATGGAGATCGTCCTAAAAGTTTTGTAACTCTTTGGGACGAAAACCGTACTGGAGATACGATCTAATGTTGATCGTACAGGGCCAACTGACCACCATGGGTCGCCAAAAGCGTAGGTCAACCTATCATCGTATGTCAAATCTTTATACTTGACTGCGAGGGAGGTCCGGCCATGCCCAGCGACACCACCAGGTCCATGTTGGAAATGGATTCGAGTAGGATCAAAGGCTTTCAACCATCCTTGGATGATTCTGTTCAAGGACGAAAGGAGGGTGCTTGGTAAATATTGATCGTTAAGTTTTTCTTCGATCTCCAAGTATTCCTCTAAGCACTGCTGAGTAAGGTCGATCTTGTTCAGTGATAAGCGCCCTGTGTAGCTGAAAAGCTGTATCAGCCGCTTAGCTGAGTAGACATCGCCTTGCATCATATGACCAACATCCTCCCTGATTAAGGGGAAAAGATGAGGACTAATCGATGCACAGAGGACTTTAAAACCTTTGTTACTTTTACACCTAACAAGATGTAAAAGCTCGGCAAACGCGTTATTGAGTTCGAGCACATCAGCTTTCACCATGTCGGTGAAAAGTCTCTGTGACGTTCTCTTTAGCGTATCGTGATGCAGGTAACCAAGATCGATCATTAGAAGTAACCATTGCTGGTATACGTCTAGAACGGTTTGGCCATCGTCGGCATGAAGCTCGACCCCCTTCCTGTGTAGGGGGCCTACGAAAGAATTCCGTAGGTCGTCCAAAACAAGGATTGTTTGGCTAGGGCGCATTGAATTTCCTCCTAAAGTGTAGTCGTGATTGTTAGAACGATAACTGTCATTGCTAGTAGCGACGCAATTGTCACTACGGCGACGGTAGTAGCGTATCTAATATCCATGCTACACCTCGGTTGGAACCAACGAACCCCTTAAAATAGCCTCGAGTCGGGACGCATCTTCTGCGCCAGAGTCGAATAAGCTACTTAGGAGTCGACCAATCTGTTCTTGAACCTGCCCGGATGTAACATGTTCCGAAGCAGGCACCTTAATTACTAGGTGACAAGACATAGGTAGGTCGATACGATAGTCAGCATCAGTTGAGTCAGTAACAGTAAGAACGTCTGTTACTTGAGCCAAAATACTTACCCCTCTTTTTGTTGGGGCGAGTACTGATGGTTCGATACCAGTGCCGCCGTAAATGTTAGCGACATTGGTATACGCCAACCTGATTTGTTCTGGTCGGTCGATCGGCGAAGTGATATTCGTAAGAATAATCTCTTTACCGTCATTGTTAGACTTAATCCGGAAGTCTTTCTTAAAATTAAGGAGACCCCTGGGAAAGTTTAATTCTGTAACTCCCTCGATGGGAGTATCGGTACGACCTTTGCTGATTAATTTTGCCATTTGGCAAGCTCCTTCCTGCATTTAAAGCGCAGTTTGTTATTTTTGTTACTTGCTTGCGCGCTGAATGATCAACGCACCAGCTTCCAGCCAATGGCTGAAGTCTTTGGAAGTGTTTGATAAGGATAAGGGCGGTACGGGGCATTGATCAGACACCCACCTGTGATAGTGTACCCAATCGACCGTTCCGATGAAAGGAACGTTTTCTATCTCCGGGTTAATTGTACCCGTTACACGCGTTTTACGTGACATGGTCACGTAACGTATGTTGAGACGACTGAGCCGCAGACGCGAGTCCACGCGCTCAAGAAAACCTCCAACATCGATGAGCCAATCGACGACGAAACTGTACGGTACTAGGTCCCACACGTTCTCGAACGTGGGGAGGGTTCCCATCGAATCCAAACGCGCAATTAGCGCCTGGAACTCGTCATCTTCGTCGGAAATAGCTAACTTAATTCGTTGGAGTTTGGAGAATAGTAAACCATCTTTCTCTAACTCACGGTGCCACCCTGCTCCATAGGTCTTAAACCCGTTTTGATCAATATAGGGTTTAATCTTTTTGAAAGCAGCAACGATCTCCTTAACATCAGAGATTGTCGGCAGAACGCCGAATTTGAAACCAAGATAATTGCCTGAGACACCTTTCAGTGTCAAAAGGCCTTTAAGCTTAGGAATCAAATCTTGCGGTCTTCGGAGATCCTTAAGGAACTCTAACATATTTACCTTGTTAGCGTTTACCTGTTCGGAGGCCTCCATAGCTAGGTCACCATACGACTTGTCTGGAATCGGGAAAGTTTCCGGAAACAGACGAGCCGTCAACGAATCAATCTTCTCGCGAACGCTGCTTGGAGAGAATACCCTGTCGAAATCGGCAGTGTAGACATCAACTCGCTGTTCACGCGAAGAGTACCCACCTGGTCGATCCTTGCGCTGGGCGGCTATTGTTCCGTAAAGTTGCGGAACAAGCCAATTTATCCCAGTGGGGAAAGACAGGCCGTTGTTCCAAGTTCGATACTCTTCGACCATAAAATAACTGTCGGAGAGAGATGGACGCAGTCTATCGAGATGATAAACTGATTCCCGAACGAGGAGAACGGTTGTAGGCGAGTTCGCCGAGCAACTGACGAGTACGAGTTTCCAAGTACTTTCGTCGATGCGCTCCCAGGCAATCTGCGTGGAACCGGTAATACGGCTCCCGCTCGTTGTGAACTGGATGGACGAACCCTGATGAACTGCTAACCCGCACGAATTCCATCCGCGAATGGGTTGTCCTCTGTAATTAAACACAGGATACCGAATCGCTTTTGGATTCGAGAATTGAGGTTCAGGAATTATACCTCCAACAAAGGGGTGATAATATAAATCACCTTCGAGTTTGGAGTGTACCACGTGATTCTCGTGGTAAATTCCTGGTTTTCCCTCTAGGGTTTTCAACGATGCCTCGAAAGGAATCAAAAATCCTTCGAGTTGGCCGTTTTGGTCAAATGGACCGAACAAGCCATGAGTCGTTGAAATGTAGCGGTTTTCAGATGCCTTAGGTACTGTTAGCTTGATCACAGGTTACCCTTCTTTCATGTTTTTAAGGGGCCGTGAGACCCCTCGTTTTAGCGTGCGTGCATCACTGCACTCGTTGTCCATTTGGATTCTGGACTCCAGTCGGAACGCCAGACTGGACCCTAGCAACAGCGTTAAGGAAGCGTTCTGCTTCCAATTCTGATAGCTTTTCAGTACCAGAATTCGTCATGCTAGAGACCAACATCTGAATTGCTTCAGGTGTCAGTAAAGGTTGTTGATTTTCCATATGGAAACCTCCTTCCAATGAGATTTCCGGATTCTCCTCAACCCACGCCGCAAGAGAAACTCACGGCAAGGAAGGCCCTTGGGAGGG